AAATAGATTTAGAACACTCTACTTATCTGCTGGTACTTTGAAACTTGGAAATCTAAGTGTATCTGATTCTGGTGGTGGTTCAATCACAATTATTGAAGAAAAAGTTGTTGATGGTGTTCAGCAAAATGTTGTTGTTGGTACAGTTAGTACACAAGAGTTAAACACTAAAAACTTTTTAGCCGCTAACGTAATTGCAAACGTATCGTTTACTACTAACAGTTCTAAAGTATTTCTCAGAAGAGGTTTTACTGTTACTGAGGGTGGTGCAAATTCAGTTATTCTCGCAAGTAATTCTACAATACACGCAAACAATGTATCGATAAGAAATAATCTATCAGTTAATGGTGCTATCACACTTAGAGGAAGTGCTATTAAACTTGGTGATGGTGGAGATGTTATTACTTTAGGTGCATCAGTTAATACAAGTATTGTTCCTACATCTACAAACACTTTTGATCTAGGATCGCCCGCGGCTAAATACGCAAATCTTTTTGCAACTTCTGTCCGTGGTTTAGCAACACCCAGTAATAATACAGATGCCGCCAACAAAGCATATGTAGATAATGTAACGGGAGCAATTAGTACTTTTGCTAATTCATCTACAATGGGAACAGGTGTTGCATTAAATGATGGTGCAGTTACAAGTATAGATACAAGCACAACTGTATATTCAGCTATTGACAAATTAAACGAATCAATGTATAATATACAGAAGAACACATTTGTACGTGATGTAACTTTTGTTGCTGATAATACCGCAGGTGGTGCTGGAACTACTGTTACTCTCACATTTACAGTAACTGGAAACCCAAATAGATATGATGTAAATTGGGGAGATGGTACTAGTGAAACAAATTTAACTGACAGTACACCTAGTCACACATATTCATCAGCTGGAACATTTACAGTTGTTGCTACAGCGAAGAATAATGGTGGAACAGGAGAAAGTTCTTCTGCATCTCAAACAAGAACAAATTATATAACAATATACTTAGCTGATCCAGTACCATCTTTCACTATGAATTTTGCTTCATCTGGTGGAAGTACGATAACTTCTGCAAATACTGGACAAGCTATATTCTTACAAAATAATACTACTAATATTGCTAATACTTCCGCTGTTGCAACATTCTCTGTTAATTGGGGTGATGGTACATCTAAACAAGGTATTAATAGTAAAGTTGCCGCTGGTGGGCCACAAGGAGCTAGATTATCAAAAACTTACGCAGTTGATTCTGGAACTGGTTTACATACAATAAGTCTATATGCAAATACGTATAGTGCAGGTAATCCAGCTATCTTTCCATTAACAGCAACTAGTCAAATTAAAATATTTAATACAGCTATAGCCGCTCCTAATCATTTGGGTACAAAGACTATTGCATTAAATACATCTTCAGTTGGAACTAATCCAAAAGTTTGTGCTGGTTTTACTACAAATAGTGTTGCAGGTACAAATGCAGGAGATACTGTAACAAGATACACAACTTCGGGTGCTGTCGCTACTGGCGCCATGGCATCATTATTTTATCAAGCAGATGGTGGTACTGTTACTGCATATTATGATGGTAATGCAGACGGACAGAAATCTATAACAGCCGCCGATGATGCGGGTACGTACTCAAGTTTAATTATAGATTCAGAAACAGATTATAATGGTTTCAATGCCGCTGGTACATCAGTTGCAACTTCAGCCAGAATATATGCACCTGGATTATATGAAGGTTATAAAGCTAGAGTATCAAGAAGTTCTCACGCAACGGGTTTACATTCATATCAAATTCAATCTACATTGGGTAATACTAATACAGTTAAATTTATTAAAGACAGTCTTACTTCAACACCGACAGTCAATCTTGGTGGAGCATCATTAACACAAAATTCTGCTGGAACATTAAAGTATATTTCTGGTATACCATATTATACTAATGATGCTACTCTTACTCTTAGTGGTGTAACTATTAGTAATTTTACTGGACAATGTTATCAAAACACAACTTCTCCAGTTGTAGTAGAAAACTCAACAAATCAAGAAGGTACTTCTGGTGCGGCATTCGGAACAAATAACTACACATATGCGAATATAGATGGAAGTACAACTATGTTGACAAGTAGTGTTCCAAATGTTAATGTTGGTGTTGCATCGCCTTATGCTATAGCTAATCTAAATGTTGCTGTAAATGGTGGTGGTAAACGAGCAGAATTAATACAACTTAAAGCAAAAAATCCAAATGGTACTGGTAGTGCCGCAATATTATCAGGGACTATTGTACAAGCTTATAATGGTAGTCTATCTCTTGACGAAGAGAATATTGCAGTAGCAGATTCACTAGGAGCTGGATTTGATACAGATGGAAAACGTATACACAGTTTAACTGGTGGTACACCAGCTTTTAATAGTTCTACTGATTATTATTCAAACAATGTGTGGACAGGTAATAGAACAATAGCAGGTACTTCTGAAGCAGTTGTTCGATACGATACACTAAAACACTTCACAACTAATTTAGCAAGTGGTTATTTACCAGCTGGTCCAAATTTAAATACTGGCCGTTCTGGCGCCCAACATTTTGTTTTTGCATTTAAGAGAACAACTGTGTCACGCTTCGGTATTACATTGACTGGAAAAGTTTCAGGATTATATGTCGCTTTACCAGGAACAACTATCGATTCTGCTTCTTCATTAAACGGGTGGGGTGATGCTTCAGTTCAATATGCTGGTTCTGGAGTTCCAGGCTCAAACACAGGAAATGGTGGTAATGGAAGTAATGGTATTGCTGAAACAGGTGCTGACATTATAGCAGACGGAACATCATATACTAATAGAACATTCACATTGACTCTTGGAACAATTTCTTCTACAAACTCTCATCAAAATCAAATACTCGTTTCAATCGTTCTAAATAGTGATGACAGTTTAACAGCACTTTCTATTGGAGATCCAAGCTAATGGCTATATCTGATTCAGGAAAAATAGACTATCTTTGGAAAAAGTTAGGTTATGGTGTAGCAAAAACAGACACTAATGCGGCTAAGAAAGCACCGAATGAAGCTATTGTATCTCCATTGCTTATTAGAGGCGATAAAGTTTGGACTAAAGCTGATAAGATTCCCGCAACTAAACCGGGTTCAACAACAACCCATGTTCGAATATATGATACTACAACATCAATTGAATGTACAGAAGATGGAACATCTACAGCAAGAAGAACTTGGAAAACTGGTTTAACAGATTGGATTCCACCTGAATTTGGTTCAACATATCTCGTTAAAATATATTCAGATGCCGCAAGTGCGGCTAATCCAGTAAGTTCTGGTACACAACTATTCGGAACAGGTTCTGGTAACAATGATGAATGGTTTTTCGATTATCAAGCAGGGATTGTACATTTTATAGGTACAAATATTCCAAGTTCTGTAAGTGGTTCAAGAAAAGTTTATGTTGCAGGTGCTAGATATATTGGTGCTATGGGTATCGGTTCTGCAAATAACTTTGTGACAGTTGGTGCTAAAGAAGTACAAGCTAATACTGTGACTGTTGGAACAACATCTATTACAAGAGCAAATAATACTATCAAAACTACAAACACAGTTGTAACTGGGACAGCGACTATAAATACTTTAAACTTAACCTCAGCTTTATCTGCCAATAGTGGTGGTACAGGAATAAGATCATTTACAGTAAACGGAGTTCCAATTGGAGCAACTGCTGGTAGATTAGCTTTTGTAACGGGAACAAATGGTGAATTTTTACAGATTGCCGCAAATGGCACTCCGACTTTTGGTGACATAGATGGAGCAACTTACTAGGAGTAATGAATGAGTGATTTTAGTAATGAAGAAATTGAAGAGACATATTTAGCATCTCAATCAGAACAGATAGCTAACTTAAATCAAGTTATAATTAATTTAAGGGCTCAATTAGTTCTACAGGCTAAGAAATTAAAAGACTTAGATAAGAAGAAAGAAGGTTTAGATTCTGCTCTAGAAAGAATTTCTGGTGTAGATAAAGTGATAGTACAGCTACAAAAAGAAGTAGCATACTATGAAGATAATCTAGAATTAGTTTGGAAAAGAAGAATTAGGCCTGCAAAGCTTATTGAAGACAAAGCAAATTTTGTAGAACAAGATAAAATGCCAAGAAGAATAATAAATCCAGCTATTGATTTATTAAATATGAAAAGAAATTTTGAAACAGATACAGATAGATTTGAAACTAAAATTAATCGATTACATGATGAAAACAATAAATTAAAAGAAGAATTGAGAATATTAAGAGAAGATAATGAAAATATGCCTATTCCTCAAAGTTTACAGATAGAATTGGCTGAAAAAATTGAAGTTTATGAGAAGAAGCTAGAAAAAGCAGAAAAAGATAAAACTTTCTATATGAATCTTTGTTATGGTTCTAAAGATGTTGATGATTCAATAATTATAAATAAAGAGACAAAAGATAGTCCTAGAAAAGGACTCGGAGAAGTTTTAAAAGCAAAGTAAGGAGTTTAGCCCATGGCTGCGGTAATTAAACTAAAAAGATCGAATACGGGAGGTTCAGCTCCATCAGGAGGTTCGCTTCAAGCTGGAGAATTAGCCCTTAATACTGCTGATAGAAAACTCTTTTCATCTACAAACGGTTCTGACATTATAACAATCTCAGGTGATAGATATAATGTTGACACGGCCGCTGTTACACACACAGGTGGTGGTGCAAGTATACGTCTAACTAAAGACGGATCCGCTTATGATGATATAGATTTACTAGGTTCAGCATCAGTAACAATAGCGAGAGAATCAAACGGCGCAATATCATTTAGTACGGCCGCTGGTTCTACTTTTGCAGGAGATAGTGGTAGTGCCCAACCATCTTCAGGTACATTAACAATAGCGGGCGGAAGCGGAATAACAACATCTGGTTCAGGCTCAACAGTAACAGTTGCGGGAGATGATGCAACTACAACTGCTAAAGGTGTAGCATCATTTGCCACGGCAGATTTTGCTGTATCATCAGGTGCAGTAACAATAAAAGCACTTGGTGTTTCAAATGCCCAACTTGCTGGTTCAATAGCAGATAGTAAATTAGCTACAATATCAGCAACAGATAAGGTTGCACTTACGGCATTAGCTATTGAAGGTGGAACTGCTGAAGTACCAGCTATAGCTGACGAAATAATATTCAAAGATGATGGTGATGATGGTATACATAAAGCAACTATAGGTAAACTTGTTTCAACTATCACTGGTGATATAACTGTTGCTGATACTGGTGTATCAACTATTGCCGCAGGTGCAGTAGACAATGCAATGTTATCAGGTTCTATTGCTAACTCTAAACTAACTAATTCAAGTATCACAGTTTCAGATGGAAGTAACACAACAGCTATAGCATTAGGCGGAACAGTAACTTATGCCGCGGGTGAAGGCTTAGACGTAGCAGAAAGTTCTGGAACAGTTACTTTTAGTGGTGAAGATGCTTCAACATCAAACAAAGGTGTTGCATCTTTTGATAGTGGTGATTTCTCAGTAACATCTGGTGCAGTTGCACTTAAAGATGGAGCATCAGTAAATATTACTGGTAACGTAACAGGAAATGCAAGTACAGCCACAGCATTAGCAACTGGTAGAACAATCGGAATGACAGGTGATGTTGTTTGGACATCAGCTTCTTTTGATGGTTCTGGTAACGTAACTGGTACTGCAACAATTCAAGCAAACTCTATTGAAGCGGGTATGCTCGACTTTAACTTTGTACAATCTCTTGCAGATGCAGGTAATGATTTTACAATTGCAAACTCGGGTGGAGAAAATGCGGCAGTAACAATTGCTCTTGGAAACTCAGATGGAGATATTTCTGTTACCAGAGACGTTTCAGTAGGAAGAAACTTAGCTGTTACTGGAGACTTGACAGTTAGTGGTACAACAACTACTGTATCTTCAACAACTGTTACAGTTAATGACTCAGCATTGAAGTTAGCCGCTAATCAGACTGGCTCAAATGCAGATGCAGTTGATATTGGTTTCTACGGAACATATAATGCAAGTTCAACACAAAAGTATACTGGACTTCTAAGAGATGCTTCTGACGGAAAATACATCTTGTTTAAAGATAACCAAGCTGAACCAACAACAACACTTAATACCGGGGGAACAGGCCATGCACTTGCTACTCTAGATTGTGTTATTGATGGTGGAACTTACTAATAAATAAAGAGTAAGATAAAGTGGGGAGTTTATACTTCCCACTTAAAAGATTAAAATATATCCCTATATAGGGTTGAACATAATAAGGCATATATATGGCTTCCGTCGTAAAGATAAAACGTACTTCCGTTAAGGGTAAGGTACCTACATTATCTAATATCACCGCTGGTGAATTAGCATTAAACATCAGAGACGGAAGAGCATATTCCGCAAACGCAACTCACACTTTCGAACTTGGATCAAATCCACATAATCTTACAGTAGGTTCTGGTGGATTTCAAATAGCAAATGGAAATCTTACTTTTCCAAATGCTGATGGTTCTGCAGGACATTTTCTAAAAACAGACGGAAGTGGTACATTATCATTTGGAGCCGCATCAGCATCAGGTAGTTTTGCTGGCGCAACTATGACTGGTAATACTACTTTTGCCGGGAATGCTACATTTAATAGTGCTGTTACTTTTACTCAACCCGTTACTTCATCAAATGAATTTAATTTTACTGGGCCAGTTACATTTACTGGTGCCGCGGCTTATCAAGGTTCTTCAAGACATACTGCTAACGTATCTATTAGAGCCTCTTTAGCTGTTCAACAATGGGATTTTACTGGTAATACAGGACAAACATTAATTAAAGGTTCTTCTGATAGTCAAGGTGTTCTTAACTATACAGTCGGTTCAGTCTCAGTTTATAAAGATGGTGTAAAATTACGCCCAACAGTTGACTATGTAGAAACAGATGTAAATACAATAACTCTTCAAGATGGTATTGCTAACAATAACATTATCACTATTGAACAATATGGTTCAGAAACTTTTGATCACTTCAACTATGTTACTACTGCAGGACAAACTACAATCACTGGTGCAGATGCTGGTAGTAAAACATTATCATATACAGCGGCTAATCCATTAGGTGGTGGTGTTAAAGTATTTTTAAACGGACTTAGACTAAGAGCAAATACAGATTTCGTTGCAACGAATGGTAGTTCTGTTGTTCTTCAAGATGCCGCAGGTAATAATGATGTCGTAATGATTGAGTCTATAGGAGCATATCCATATCAATCTTTTGAATTTAATGCTTCACAAGGACAAACTACTTTTAATGGTACTGATAGATTTGGACAAAGATTAGAATATGAATTAAATAAAACAACTGTCTATTTGAATGGTGTTAAACTAAAAGCAACAACAGACTGGACAGCCGTAAATGGTGAAAGAGTTGTTCTCACAGAACCTGTTGCAAATAATGATGTTATTACAATTGATTCTCATGGACCAGAACCAGCAGTTCTATCTGCACAAAACGAAGTTCATTATGCGAATACAACAGTTCTGAAAACAAAAGAGATATTGTCTTTTGATGATACGTCAGCAACAGTTGTAGATCAGTTTCCTATTGCAGATTTCATTTCTGCACAATATCTAATACAAGCAACAAATCCAAATGGAGTTTCTTTCGGAACATATAATGTTATGCATGACAGAGGTTCATCTTATGTTTCAGAATTTGGGCGTATAAATAGTAATGGAAGCATAATGGCAGTAACTACTGATGTGGCTGATAATTTATGTAGAATAAAAGTTCAACCTGCAACAACATCAGTAAAACTTAAAATACAAGCTACACGTATAAGGAAAGCATAATGGCAAAAAGTAAAGCAAGAATATTTGCGGATTTAGCAGACAAATATTCACAGATATCAACAACTGCAACGGGAACGTCAATATCAACTGTTGACTCTGTACAAGCTGTAGATACAAGTTCTGTAGTTTATAATATCATGGCGACAAAGGGCACAGACTTTCATTATTGTACAGTTGTTGTAGCTATGACTTCAGCCACAGATTGTGACTACACTCAATTTTCAGATATTCAATCAACAAATCTAGTAACATTCTCGGCAGACTCAGATGTGGGTCCACCAAGAACACTTAGATTAAGAGCAACTCCTGCATCAACAGGAACATTGAATTTAAAGATAACAAGAATAGGCGTAGCAAGATAAAGTTTTGCTATAGATAAATATAGAAAAAGGTAAGGTATAAATTATGGTACAAAAAGTTCCGTTTTCACAAACATCAGGAAATACTGTTACAATCGGTACAGGTGCCTCAAGAGTTATTATGGGAGCTGATAGTGGTAATCTAAAGATTACAGATTCCCAAGCAAACGTAAGTGTTATCGAAGCTGGTTTAGGTGTTCAAGGTGGTGCCGCAGTTACAGTTGTAGCAAATAATGATGTTTTACAATGGCCCGCTCCATCCGCTGGAACTCTGTCTTATAGTAGTGGTAATAATACACTTTTTATATCTAATGGTTCAGGTTGGTATAAAATAACTACAGTTAATACTTCTCCAAATATAACTCTTAGTGTAGATAAAGTTAAAGTAGGGGGTTCATCAGGTAATACTCTTGATGTTACTTATACAGTAGTAGAACCAGAAGGAACACCAACAACAGTTACTTTCGCTAACTCTGGTATTTCAAACAACAGTCAAGCTACTATAGTTCATACTACAGCAAATAACACTCTTAGAATAACAAACACTAAAGCTACTGATTGGAGTGGAGCAACTTTGACTGTATCAGCTACAGATGGTGTTAATACTGGAACAGATTCATTAACAATAGAATATAGTTCTCTAGAGCCAGTTCCTGATACAGTATACGATTGGGCGGCTCTGACAGCATTTGGCAATGATAAGTATAATGAGTTTTCAAAGTGGGGTGCTGGACCTCCAGCATTGACTGCCATGCAGAATGGAACTACTATATCAAATTTAACATGGTCCAACTCAACAGATCAAGTGCTTATAGGTAGTGTTTCACCTTATGGTCCAAAAGGTTATAGTATGTATTTTGAAGGCAATGATTACTTAGATATCACAGATCAAAATATACCTGGAGAAAATGCTGATTTTGAATTTGGTTCTGGTGCTTTTTCTATAGAAATGTGGTTTTTGTCATTTGATAATTCAGGTACTAGAACATTATTTGAAATGGCGGCGACAGGTCAATCTCAAAATGTTGTAGGAATAAAATATAATGCATCAACTGGATGGCAAGCTGGTGGATTTGATGGTAATGACATTGTTGGTTCACCTGCATATATGAACGGAATAGGTGTTTATGATGTTTGTAAATGGCATCACGTAGCATTATGTCGAGATGCTAGTGACGGATTAAAATTATATGTTGATGGTATTCTAGTAGGAAGTACTACTGTTACCGGATCTACTACTGTAAAAGCATTTAATAGAACTTCTGGTACAGTTAGATTGGGTGCTACTCAGGCTAGTGCTGGAAATTATTTTAAAGGTTACATAGCTGACGTAAGAATTGTCAAAGGCGCTCAAGCTTATTCGGCAGCCTTCACACCACCTACGGAAACTTTAGCAGATCATAGTTCAGGTACTACAATATTTAGAACAGGTTTAATGCCATACATATCAAATACAAAAGATTTAACTCGTAGAAATTATATGAACTCTTTGCCTAGAAACACACAAACTGGTGCTGATTATTACCAACATTGTGGAGTTGAGGCTATTGTTGCTTCACCTTATAATATGACTTCACCTTGGGATAAATCTATACACGGTGGTTCTGCATTTTTTCCAACTAGAAATCGTAGCTCTGGACTTTATGGTATAATGTCTAGCACACACGCAGATGTAATTTCGGCAATGGAGTTAGATGCATCAACTGATTTTTCTCTTGAGTGTTGGGTTTATTTTAAATCTTTTTACTCTGATGCTACCAATACTGGCGAACAGTATTCTGCTGGCTTATCAAATTTTAATATGCAAATATTATGTGGTGATAATCTTCCCCATTCGACTGGCCAACGATCAGGCAAAATGTGGTTAGGTTTTGTTAGCGGCGAGTTACAATTTCGTAAATGGAATGATTCCAATTATCCAAAATATGATATGAACACAGCGACAGATCCGTTACAAATCAATACTTGGTATCACATTGCTGGTACTAGAATTAATAATGTTGCTAAATTATATGTTAATGGAATATTAAAATCCACAGAGTCAGGATCTGGAATTGCGACAGAAGCCATTAGTTCAGAAGGTTTTAATGTTGGTACAGGTTTCTCTGGACATATAACAGATGTTAGATATATGAAGGGACAAGCCGCATATACTGGAGAGTTTACACCCCCAAATGGACCTTTAACTCAAACAGGTGGTAAATATCCATCAGAAACTAATGTTAATACTTCAATGACTGCTACTAATTGTAAAGTTTTATGGAATTTTGAAGAAGGTGGTATTATAGATCCTGTTAGCCATGTACCTTGGAGAAATTTTTATGGCTATGCGGCTGGTGCTTCTGATACAGCAAATCCAAAATTCTCTGGTATACCTACTTGGAGAAAAGACGATAGTTATAACACTTTAATTAGACATTGTAGATTTGATCTTGATAATAAAGCTGAAATTCATAAAAACGATAACGGCGAATATGTTGAAAATTTCTGGATTCCAAATGGATATACAGATTATACAGTAGAGTGTTGGGTACGTTTTGAAGATCATACAGAAAGTGCTGATAAGGGTGGTATATTCCAATTTCAACACCCCACTACAACTTATGGTGAACAGACTCATGGCCCTGGCATTAGATGTAGACAAAGCACATTTCGTTTCTATAAAGAAGGAAATGGTGGGGAACAATCTTCTAGTGTAACTTGTTCTGATGATACTTGGTATCACGTAGCAATGACTAGACAAGCAATTAAACATAGCGCCGCAGGAGGCCATAGTACAAATTGTTTTGTTAATGGTGTCTTAACTAATAAATGGCTAGAAAATATGAATATGTCTAATTACTATAAGGCTTTATTTATGGGTTCTGCTGAAAATTGGGTTGATGATTATAGTTATCTCAATATGGGAGATTTTAGATGGACAAGAGATTCAAAATATCCATTTGAGCCGAAGAGACAAACACTCACAACATCAACATCATTCCAAGCTGGACAAACAGTTACAGCTTCAAATACCAAATTATTAACTTGTCATGCCGCATCTATAACTGATGGTTCAGCAGGTAATCATTCTTTGACAACTGGTGGAAATGCCGCAGTATCTAGTTTTGCTCCATATGGTGGTATGTATTCTGTATATTTTGACGGAACTGGTGATTATATAACAACACCTTCTCACGCGGATTTCGCTTTTGGTTCAGGTGCATATTGTATGGAAGCTTGGATTTGGAGAGATAGAACTTCTGCGGCTAATGAAACTTTTTGGGGCCATCAGGCCTATAATACTAATAACTCAACAAAAGTGAGTACGATACAGGCTACTGATCATTTTGTGTGGTATTATAAGGGTGCTGGTGGAAATTTCGATACTACAGTTGAAATACCTTTTAAGAAATGGACTCATATAGCAGTTTGTAGAAAAGGTACTGGAGCTAATCAGGCTTTTGTAATGATAAATGGTTCTTGTGTTTATACTGGACAAGATGATTCTAGTAATAGTACTGCTG